AGAGGGGTCAAAAACGGGCTTTTTTAAGTCGGTTTCAGTCAACGCCCAAATGGCGACTTTCGAGTGAAAAACTGTGGGCGTTGACTGGCCAGTCTTAAAAATATGCTATTTCGATTTATATTTATTATTAATATAAGTATATAAAATTTATCGAAATATGCTTATTTTTTTGTTTTTTCTTTTAATATTTTAATTTCTTTTGGAAGATTAAAGAATGGAAATGCGGAGATTATTAAAGCAAAAAAAATTAAACGCAGACAATTGTAATGTAAATGTATAGTGATTGCGTAAAACTTTATTAAAAAAATAATTTTATTTAATTAATAAAGTATGTCAATAACAGTAACCCCAACAAATTTTGCTTTAGGTAAGGTTGAAATTAATCAATCTACTAATTCGTTTTTTACAGTATCTACGCCAAATAATGTAACAGGTGTATCTATTAGTGCAAATGATAGTCATATTACATTAAGAGAAGGTCAAACTGGGGCATTTAGTAGTTCAATAAGTATGGATTTAGATAATGAAGAAAAGGATGTTAATGTTGCTTGTCTCCCAACTTCTGCTACCCTAACAACCGGTTCAATAACAGTTACATATAATTCAAGTACTGTAGCAACAATTTCATATACATTTACAGTATTTGAGTCACTTGCTAATTATAGTAGTGTGTATGCCAAAAGTATTTATGCTCGCGATGGTATATTTAGTGCAAATACGGTAAAGATTGGTACAAGTAGTATTTCAATGACGGAAAAGGGAGATAAGTTAAATTTTGCAGGAGCATCTGGTATAACTTATAATATTGGTAAAGCTACGCAAATAGACGATGGTAGAGTAAATCCCTTAACGAGTATAACAGTTGAAAAATCAGATGAATCAATTTTGATAAAAAATAATAATCAAAATTCAGTCAAAATTGATAGTGATGGTTCAGTTCGAGTGGATAATAATGTGATTATTTGTTCAGATGTTTTAAATGAAACAGATAATGATTGGAAATTAGAAAAATTGGGAAGTACAACAATGGCATTATATAAAAAAGTAAGTGGTTCATGGGAACAAAGAATTGTATTTGATTAAAAATTTTATTTAGATAATTTAGTTTTAATATCATGATAATTATTCCATCTACAAGTTGCTGCTACTAAAACAGAATTTTCATGATAGTGTGCGAATATTTTAGTCGGTATAATATTTTGAATTAATTTAGAATAAAGAGGAAAGTTGTAATTATCACATAATTTACAACACAAAATAATTTCTCCCATTAGATCAATATTTTCTCTATTATATTTTAATTTATATTTACAGAAGTGATATAATTTTTTGAGTGCGATTTTAGAAGATTGTGGTATCTCATTTTTTTTCCCGAATTGAGTGTCATATAATATAATATGAGTTAGAAAATATGCATAATATTTTGGTTCTTTAATATCTTTTGCTTTTTCTTTTAAAAAAGGAATATATTTTAGTAAATATTTATATTTCTTCTTATCACAATAATCTAATGTTCTGATATATATGTAAATAAGAATAGCATCAGCAGGATGATTTATTTTCTTAATTTTTTTTTCGGAAATAAATTGCTTAATCATTTTATCTTTTGGTTTATATTTATTTCCATAACCTAATAATTTTGTATAATACCAATAATCAAGTGGTGCTTGTAAATCAAATAATTTTTTTATTTTAATATTTTTAATATCAATTTGTGAAATAGTTTTTTTTAGAAAATTATTTAAATTATATTTTTCAAATTGATGTTTAGCTCTATATTTTAAAATAGTCAGGGTAATTAATTGTGTTGATATATTTTTATGCTTTTTCTGTTTCTTTAAAAAATGAGTTAAAAATATTTTAAATTTCTGGTTAAGTACTTTTTCGTAAAAAGAATTAAAATATAAAATAATATGTTTTTGAAATAATTGTTCTTCATCAAAATGTGCTACATGACGACTATTATTAAATATTTTGTAGGTAGAATTGGGAGTTTTTTTAGATAGATATTTTACAATTTTAGGTGAAGCAGTATCATATTTACCGCAAATATAATGTATTGGTATATCTATATTTTTCAATGCTGATATTTTATTATAATTTTTAATGTATCCATTAACATTGTATTCACTTTCTCCCCATAAATGTTTATATATGTTTTGATTAGTTTGAGCATATTTTTGTAATATTTTGATATTACCAATATGTTTATTGATATATTGCTTAGGAATATCAATATTTGCGATATTATTTTGTTTCATTTGTAATAGATATTTATTTGCTTGTGATTGCCATAATTTTATGCTAATAGTTGGGCTATAAAATATAATACTTAAAACATTGTTTGGATGTTTTAAATAATATTCTAATGCTAAAATAGTTCCCCAGCTATGTCCGAGTAAATGACATTTATCAATTTTAAGATGTTTAAGTAAATTTATTAATTGATTGACATAATCTTTGAGAGTTAATGTAGATGTTTTATATCTATATTTACTTTTACCACTTCCGATTTGATCATATACAATGATTGGACCAATGTAGTTTACTAATGGAATAATTGTTTTAAAATATTTATGAGTTGCTCCTGGTCCCCCGTGTATTAGAATTGTAGGTATTTGCCATTTATTTGATAAATTTCCATAAACTTTATAATGAGTTTTATATTTATTATTTGATAAAATATGATTTATATTTGGTTTTGTATCCATTGTTCTATAATAATATAGAATATTAAGATTTTGTAATTATAATTAATATGATTAAATTATAATCATAATTAATCAATATAAAAAATGATACAAAAGTGATATAAAAGTGATATAAAGATATTCTATGTAATAGAATTATAAAGGAAAATATGTCCACTAGACAAAAAGCACTGATACCAACTATATTAAAAAATCAAGCTCCTATTTTAGAAGCTTTAATTGATAGAATTGCGGAGGATTTAGATCTTGATGCGAAAACAATGAAGAAAAAATATTTAAATGAATTACGAAGTTATAAAAAGAAAGTTTCCCGTAGAAAAGGTGTTATTAATTCTTATGCTGCATTCCTTGGTGATAAAGATGTTGAAAATAGATTACGCGAAGAAAATCCAGAAGCTACTTTTGGTGAATTAAGTAAATTGAAAGGACCATTATGGAAATCTCTAACAAAAGAAGAAAAAGAGGTTTATAAACAAAAGGCTCAAGAATTAACTGCTTCAAATCTAGAAAAGATGAAAAATGCTTCAAGTGAAGTAGGCAATGATGAAGAAGAAACTATTAATGTTTAAATTTATTTTTTTGGTTGATTTACAATTTTTTCATATAAAAGTAGATATGATGAAACTTTGAAATTATTTTTAATTTTATCTAAATTTATTTCATTTATTTTAGAATCATTATATGATAACCATTTATTATTTTTAACTCTACCACAAGATGTATAATGACCACCATTAAATGAACCATAATGATTAATAATTGATATTAATTTATATTTATGATGTCTCATTTCTTTAATGGACCAATTAATAGGAAAACTAAATTTCGTATTAATTCTTTCACCATTATTATTCCATTTAAATCGTTTTAAATGAATTATAATATAAGGAGACCATCTTTCAAAAGTTATTTGTTTAGATCCATCATTATTTTTACATTTTTCACATTTCCATGTTCCTTTTAAATTTTCTTTTGAAGTAAATTCTCTAAAAGAAGATGTTAAATCGCATACATTATCATTAATTGATAATGATACAAATCTAATTGACTGGCGTGTATGAGAAATAAGAGAACATTTATTACATTTGATTATTGATAAAATTTTAGAATCAAAAAATGTTTTAATAGTTTTATTTTCCATAACGTCCATTAAACAAACTAAAAATTCATGACTATCTTGTTGATTATTGTTAAAAAATTGTCTATTTTTTTTAGCAATTAAAAATTTAATATTTGTTGGATTATAAATATCGATTGATGTATTTGACCATTTATTTATTATGAATGGAACAAAGAAACTATAAATTGTTGAACTATCTTTATACTTTAATAATTCTTGATTTGCTTTAAATGCTTGACTTAGAAATTGTAGTGCTGAATTTAAATAACAATTATTTCCGTGATTTATTATACCAATTTTACCAATAACTGACATTATATAATATAAAATAAAATTTAAAATTTATTTTAATTTATAAAAGTTATTAAATAATAATTAAAAAATGAGTTATAATCCACATTATACTAACTACGAAGATAATACAGGTGAAACTAATGAACAAGCACCTGTATATATTGCACCAACTGATAATAATAATCCATCATATAATCCTGATGTAGTATCTACTACATACGCTTCACCACTACAGCAACCAGTTATATTAAATATACCAGTTCAAGTTCAACCAAATAATAATGACATGACAGAATTACTTAAAGTATATTCTTATCGTCGTAGTCTTATATTTTTTACTGCTATAGATGGATTTTTTCTTATGTTATTTGCTTTTATGTCGGCACCACCATTAAGTCTTCTTTTACTTCTAGCTTTATTATTAGTTGTTTTTGGTTATAAAGGAGCTAAAGAATATAAATCTATGTATATTATTTTATATTTACTTTATCTATTTGGATCATTTATTATTGAAGTCGGAGTTTTAGCGGCAAATCCTACTAAAAATGGTGGTGTAATTACATTTGGTATATTTAGAATTTTAATTCAAATGTATATTATTTATTTTACAATTAAATTTTACAACATGATAAGAAATTTAAATGTAGAAACACTAAATTTACTTCGTAGTGGTTGGAATCCTGCTAGAAATCCATCTTTTGTTTTGTATTAATTTTAATCGAAACTTTGAATAGAATTTTTATCTTGTTTTAAAAATATTTATAATGACTTGTATAAATAAGTTATTTGAATTTTATACAGAAAATGATTTTAAATATTATAAATCATTCAAGGAAAATTATAGAAAAATGATATACGATGATGAATTTATCCAATGGTTTATTGGATTTTATGAACATAATTATCAAAATCGTAGCTATTTTACGCCAAATTTACAAAAATTAAAAAAAAATTTAATCAAAAATCCTTCTTGTACTACATTATTACATGATTTTGAAACAATTTTTGAAGAAAAAACTCAAAATGAATGTTGGTCTAATATGTGTAAGTGTAATTTTTCAAATATATTTATCAAAAAACGAACACAATATATTAATATTGACAGATTATGGATTCAACATATTATGAATCCATATTTTGCAAATGAATTGCCATCAAGTTTAATTCACATAATAATTGATTATACATTTAATAAAAAAACTTGTGTACTAGATCTACTTATATATAAATGGATTATTTCGAATAAATTAGATGTATTTTTAATTCATAATTATTCAAATTTATATCACATATTTAATTCAAATAAAATTTTAACTTGAATTTAAAATTGAGTTTTTTTATTAAAAATTAAAGTTAAATTCGAAACAAAATGAATAATAGTTTTGAAATATTTGATGTAATCGGATATATAGCAGGCATTTTATGTGCTGTTCAAAATATTCCACAAATTTATAAATTATATCAAACAAAATCAGGAAAAGATATATCTAAAGTTTTTCTATATATAGGCATAGTATCTGGAATACTATGGATTATTTTTTCTATACATGAGAAAAATTTACCAGTGCTTCTTTTTGGTATATGTGAAGTTATATTGCTTTCAATAGTTCTAATGATGACATATAAATATACTCATAATAATGATAATATAATATAAATTATATTATATTATATTATATTATATTAATATAATGCCAAGTAAAATAACAAAACGAACTATCAAACAAATTGGAGGTAAATCAAAAAAAAATGTAAAAAAAATTAATAAAAAAAGTAGTGGTAAAATACAGAAAAAAATTAATAAAAAAAGTAGTGGTAAAATACAGAAAAAAATTATGTTAACAAAAAAAAGACTTTTTAAAAAATATATAGGAGGTGGTGCGGGAGTAAAAAAAAAATTTACTGATGTTTATAACAAGAATAACAAGATTTATATTTACGCTGACGTACCAGATAGAAGAAAAAGTTTATATAAAGATGATCTTTATAATAAAACAGGTGTTAAGGATACAATTGTAATCGAAGATATATTGTATGAAATCAGTGAAATCAAATCTAATAAATTAATAGAGTTTGATAAACAATTCGTAAAATATTATGGTGATGATAACAACAAAGAAAAATATACTATTATAGAAACAGAAAAGGGAAAGGGAAAGGGAAAAAAAGATGAAAAGGATATAATTAGTATTTTTAAAAAGAAAATGGAAGAAAACAAAATAGATGAAGAACTTCTTAAGGATGCACGTGCAAGACTAGTAGCGGAGGCAGAGCCAGAAGCTGAACCAACACCATCACCAACACAATCACGATCACATTCACAATCACATTCACAATCACAATCAGAGTCCAACAGTGAAGAAAATTTATCATCTGGGGAAGAAGAAGAACATGATGAAGAAGAAAAAATGAGTGAATTACCTGTTGTAGAAACAAAGGGAGTAGAAGCAGCAGAGAA